CCCATTTCTATTTGCTTCATGTACAAAAGGATGTCTTTCTTTATATATCCAAGGTTCATTAAGCCAAACTAAATCAGATTTTCTCTTTTTTTTTAAATCTAATACTTCCTGTTTATTTAAAGGTTTTTTTTTTAAATCTCTATTGCTTCCATAACCACCAGTAATTGCCATTGTTTCTTTTTGTTGATTTGCATAAGCTATAACTTCATCACAAAATCTAGGTGTTAATGCAGATTTAAAATACCAATAGTGATTAAATATATTCATAAGTTGTTTTAAGAATAAAATTTAGTTTGTCTTTTTGATTATTTGATATGTGATAAATTAAGGTACTAGGAAACATAATAAATTTATTGTTTTCTAAAGTAATATCCCAACTTCTTCCTGCTCTTCTATTATCATCATAATAAATTCTAACTTTACTATTTTGTAAATCTACACCATATAACATCACATAATCAGGTGAGTTTCTTAAATCAACTTTATTGTTTTCACATTCAGGTAAATTAGATTGATTTGGTTTAAACATAAAACCAGTAGTCAATTTATTAATTAAAGTAAAACCATATTCTAAATAGATATGTTCTCTTAAATAAGTATTTAATTTATCCCAATCTTTTGAAAAAGGAAAAGGACAATCTTTAATATTATGTGTAAGTATATCTTTTTTTAAAATTTCTTTATCAATTTCAAAACCTTTTGGCATTAAAATTGTTCCAGTATATAAATCTATTTTTGAAAGTATTTTTTTATTTAGGCCACCACCCATAAAATATTATAATTCTGTTTTATCCCAGCTTTGTCCTTCTTCATTCCAAAGATAGGTATGAGTTTCTTTTTCATCATCTGATAACTCAGGAGCATCTCCGATTGGTGACTTCCAACTAGCAGTTGATACATCTTTTACCCAAGATGGATAAGGTTTTTTAGGCCAAAAGATTTGATCATCTTCATCCCAAGTATAACCTATTCCAGCATAATTTCCTCTAAATGGTGTACCACCTTCTTTATGAGTATTATTGATTGTATTGTAAGAAGTTTGAATCCACATTTGAGCTGGCCAGTTATTATGTCTTTCTAACCATTCTTGACCTTTTGCTTCAATCTCATTACCTTGATCATCTTTGATTTCATCATTATCCATAGTTAAAACTTGAATAACTTTTCCATTCATTCCTATTTTTGCAAAGTGTGCCATAATATTATCTCCTTATCATATTCATCATTTGAATCAACTATTGATATTTATACCTTATTATTACTATACCAGAGCCACCATTACCACCAAGATTACCTTCTGAAGATGCTCCTGAAGCACCACCTCCTCCACCACCTGTGTTAGTTGTTCCAGCAACTCCTGCATTTCCACCATCTGGTCCACCAGCACCTCCACCACCACTTCCACCTGCACCATGTGAACTTGCAGGTCCATCTTCCCAAGCGGCTCCACCACCGCCACCAGATCGTGTAACACTTGAACCTGTTATTTCAGAACTTACTCCAGCTCCACCATCACCACCTTTTGAGCTAGAACCATTTCCACCAACTGCGCCAGCTCCGCCACCACCACCTGAAGAATACGCAGGTGGTGTACCAGCAGTACCACCGTTACTTCCTTGAGCAGGTGTAACAGGAGGGGTATTTCCACTTCCATTACAACTTGGTCTATAAAAACTTGCACCTCCGCCTGATCCACCGCTACCAGCAATTCTTGATGGACTAGGAGAACTTTGTCTATTACTAGCTCCTCCACCTCCACCAGCAGATGTTATACTTGAAAAAATTGAATTACTTCCATTTGAAAAACTTTCTGGACCTGGACCACTTGGATTTGCTGTTGCTCCAGCACCAACTGTAATTGGAAAACCTGTGGCTGTAACTGTAATTCTATTTCCTGGAGTTGAATATCCATCCAAAGGACTTGCTGTGTAAGGTGTTGCTGGAGATTTTGTTTCTCTAAAACCACCTGCTCCACCTCCACCACCAGAAGTCGCAGAATAATCTGTTCCACCTGCTCCACCGCCACCAACTACTACATAAGAAACAAGATTATTTGCAGCACATGGATGGACTTGACTAACTGTAAAAGTACCTGGACTTGTAAATGTATGAATTTTATCATTACCACAAGTTGTTATTGTTCCACCTGTTGCTACAATAAATTCATTACCTTTTTCTGTATCTTCTGCATTTTGAACATTAACCCAACCTTTTGTTGAATCAACATAAACAAAAGTTGCAGATTGACCATCTACAGATAAAAAAGCATCAGAGGCAACACCGCCAATTTTTTCAGAGCCATTAGGACTAATTCTTAAATTATATGTTGTAAAATTTCTTGCATAATCTGAAAATGCAACAATAGCACCTGCACTTCCTGCTGGTAAGTTAGCTGTTATAGCACTACTTGAATTTATAAAATATCCCTCACCACTTGCCGCAGTAAATGTAGAAGTTTTTGGTGTAGTTTGCCAATCAACTGAACCTGATCTACCAAAACCTGTTTGACTTGCACCTGATGCTAAAGAAATTGTATCTCCACTTTTTCCAATTGTTAAAGTAGAACCACATTTTGATACAAGTGCATTTCCTGATGTATCTTCTATATTATTTACTTTTATTTTACTTGTCATAATTTACCTATTGAAACTTATACCTTATTACTACGATACCCGAACCACCTGATCCTCCTGGACCACCACTAGCACCAGCTCCACCTCCACCGCCTCTGTTGGTTGTGCCTGATCCACCTGTTGTGGGACTTGTGCCCTCTAATCTTCCTGCTCCTCCTGTACCACAAGGACTTGCACCACCTCCTGAACCACCAGGGCCTTGATTTCCTCCACCGCCGCCACCTGCATAAGAAACAGCAGAACCTGTTATAGATGTAGGAACACCTACACCTCCAGCACCAGCTATTCTTGGACTTTGACCTTGACCACCTACACCTCCAGCGCCACCACCTCCGCCTCCTGCTCTTACACCTGGACCTAAAGATGGAACAGCATTTCCACCATCATTTCCTTGAGGTGGAGTTACTGGTGGTTGATTTCCACTTCCTGCCGCCGCTGGTGGATTATTACCTGATCCACCGCCTCCAGAACCACCTGGATTTCCTACTGTTGGATTACCACCTGGATTTCCTGAACCACCCCCTGCAGATATAATTGTACTAAATACTGAATTGCTTCCTCCAGCTTGATTTGTTGGAGTTCCTCCACAAGTTTGTAATCCTCCTCCTCCAGCACCAATTGTAATTGGAAAAGAAGTAACTGTTGCTGTTATAGCTGTTCCGCTTGGATTACCATCTAAAGGTGAAGCTGTGTAAGGTGTTACTGGACTTTTATATTCTCTAAAACCACCAGCGCCACCACCACTTTGTGAAGATGCACTTCCTCCATCTGCACCACCACCTCCTGCTACTACTAAATAAGACACTACATTCTTTGCAGGTGTTGGTGATAGACTTGAAACTGCAAACGTGCTTGTACTTGTAAATGTATGAATTTTACAATTTCCACATTCTGTTATTGTTCCACCTGTTGCCTGTATAAAAGGTGGAGTACCTGTTTCTGTATCTTCTGCATTCTGAACATTTACCCATCCTTTTGTTGAATCTACATAAACAAAAGTTGCCGCTTGACCATTAACACTTAATATTAAATTTTGTGCTATACCTCCAATTTTTTCACTTCCATTAGGAGAAATAGTAAAATTATGTGTTGCAAAATTTCTTGCATAGTCAGCTATTGAAACAATAGCACCAGCACTTCCTGCTGGTAAATTCATAGTCAAGGCACTTCCAGAGTTTATAAAATAACCCTCTCCATTTGATGCGGTAAACGTTGCAGTCTTTGGAGTTGTTTGCCAATTTACTGAACCTGATCTGCCAAATCCTGATTGTGTAGCACCTGAACCTAAAGTAACTGCTGTACCACAACCACCAATCGTAAGTGTAGAACCTGATGCTTTTACTATTTCATTTACTTCTATTTTACTCATTTATTAAACTCCCATTAATGCTTTTATCTCATCATCATCAAGACCTAAGTCTTTTAATTTTTGTTTACCTGATGCTTTTTTATTTATTGCATTTTGTTTTTCTTGTTCTATTTCAGCTTCAACAATTGGTATATTTGCCTCAATATCTGCAATAGGAATTGGTGTAGTTCCATTTTCCCAACGAATAGTATTAATATCATCATTACTTAATGATACTTGTGCAACAGGATTTATTTTTTGAATAGCTTTTATAATTATATGATTTTTCATTATACTCCTATTTCAAATGCTGTTAATGTTGCTTTAGTTGTACCTCTACTTATTTCAGTAGTTGAAGCACCACCACTTGTATTCTTTATTCTTATTTCATAATTTATAGATGATGTTGAAGATGGACTATCTAAAAAATTAGCACCACCACCTAAATATGTAGTGCCATCAGGTTGAAGATAACCAAAACCATTACTGCTATCTCCTAGATTTGTACTATCTCTAAAAATTGTAAATGCTCCTGTTGCACCACTATTTTCTATTGCACCAATACTTGCAATTAAAAAAATTTTACTTGTAGTAGCTGATGGAGTTATGTCTAAACTTGGACAATTTGTTGCGTCTGTAAATGTAGATGATGTTGTTGAACAAGTACCACTAGCAGTATTACTAACAACTTGTAAAACTTTACCACCACCAGCATCTGCAAAAGACATTGTACCAACACCTGTTGCACCTGAACCTGATACTGAATCTACTTTTAAAAATTTACCAGCAGTTATATTACCTGATGGAAATTTCATAGTATAGCTTTGTCCTGCACTATGTGGGGGTGATTGTAATTTTATTCCATGTGAATTAGATTCACAATTTAAAATAATTGTTCCTGGATTTGTATTACCACCAACCTCAACAGCACCAGTACCATTAGGATATAAATTTAAATCACCATTTGATTCAGTAATTAACTTACCACCTACTGTTACATCTGTGCCAGTTCTTGGACTAACTTTATTTACTTTTACTTCACTCATACTATTACAACTGTCGCTCCTGATTCTATTGTTAATGTTGATGTTACTGTTAAAGGACCAGCAAATACTGCATTACTTGCCGCTTCTATAAATACATCTCTTTGTAATTCTTTTTTATGATAATTAACGACATTATCAACTCCAGGTGTTTGTCCTACATAAATAATATAATCTTTTTCTTCCATTGTAACTCCTATGTTACATCAGTTAATAGACCCATCACTATATCAATATTACCAGATGAATCACTAGATGTTGCTTTTAATTTATAACCTGATCCTAAAACAAATTTACCTTTTAAAATTTCTATTTTAGAATTAGGTGGTATTGATACTGCATTACAAAGTACAAAATCAGACGAACCATCATTCATTTTGACGGTAAGTGTAAGTGCTGTTGTAGTTTTGTTTGCCGCATTAAAACCTATTAATATTTGTTTATTTGATGTCGTAGTAATAATATCTGTTTCACTATTATTTGTTAATGTTACCTCTGTTGATAGAAAGTTATTTGCCATTTATTTATCCTCCTAAAGCTATTGCAAAGGGGATTGAGTTTGGATCACTTTCTCCCTCGATTGTTACTGTTGATGGTATAGATGCTGTATTTGCATTAGTAGCTAATTCAAAAACAGATACGAAAGCTGTACCATTGTAATATTTAAAAATAATTTTATTAGTTGTATTAGTATCTGCAAATATCATTCCAGAATACTTTGTACTTGGTTCACTTGTTCCACTATTGTTAGTTACTGTTGCAGAAAACGCATTGTTCATATCGCTTCTGAAACTAGGGAATCCTTGGTTCGCAATTATATAATCGTGTTGTGCCATAATACCTCCTATATCACTTTAAAATTGTATCTGCAATCATTTTTATACACCTTTGGCAACATAATCAAAGGTTCTACTAACTCCTGTACCACCACTATTTGTAAATGCAATATTAAATCCTGATGTACTTTTACCAGTTATAGCATATTTATCTCCAGAAGCCATATCTTGTACCGATAATGTTATAGCTATAGAATTAAGCAAATTAAATGCTTTTGAATAAGTAATAGATTTTGTACCAGTACCAGAAACTACATCATTTTCTGAAACTGTAAATGCTTCTAGCTGTAAAGTTACGCCTACCGCTGTAACTATTGGTGTCGCTGTATTATTATCTGATTGCATTAAAACTCTAAATTTAAAAAATCTTCCTGTATAATCACCAATTGTAAAATCTTGAAATGTTGAAAAGGTAACATTATCATCTGATACTGATATTTGAAGTTCTGAAGAACATTGTGTATTAGCATCGCCATCAAAGTTTGAGGGTTGATCATCAAAATCTCCAGAAACAAAGTCAAATATCCTTGCCCTATCTGTCACTTGCTGTGTAAGTGTTGCTGTTATTTGTGTTGTAACAATTGCACCAGCATCAACTGTTTGTGAAAATTCGTAAGTACCTGAAGATTTTACTGTAGCATTTTCACCACCATCAAAAAGTGTAGATGTAATTGAATCAAAATTACCAGTAACATCATCAAAAAGTTGATTGCCTTTAAGTACAAGACAAGGAGTATTATCATCACCAATAGTAGTTTTTACAACATCTGTTTTTGTACCATCAAAATTTGGATTTTCTGTTTGTGTTAGTAAATTAGTAAATTCACCGATTGTTGTAACTTGTGTTACTACACTACTTGCATTGATAGAAACATTCCCTAGTTTATCTACTGCTTTTATTAAGTATGTGCCTGTTTTAGCTGGAACAACAATAGAAGTTCCTGGTCTTGATAGTTTTTTTACTAATACGATTGAGTTTTGCCATTCAGCACCAGTTGTAAGTGGACTAAAATTTATTCTATAATGTGATAAATCTAAATCAGGAACAGGATCAAAACTTAAATGTGCCTCTTTACCAATGATATTACAAGCAAAGTTTTCTACATCTGATGGTGGTGCAATCTGACCAATTATAGTTCTGTTGCCTGTAATTGTAGAAGATTTAACACCAAAGATATTTACACCTCTCACTCTGACCTGATATCGTGCTTTATCTATTACATTTAAAAATTCATATTTTGTTCTTGTTCCTCTACCGATTAATTTAAAATCATCACTAACAGAATTACCATCGGCATCTGTAAGTTGTTTTACTTCTACTTCAAATAATTCAGTAAAGTTATCTGTTGGTGCTGTAAAATTAATTACAAGTTTAACAATAACTGTACCATCATTGTATTGTACTAACTCATCTGTAAGAGTTAAACCACTTGGCGCAGAAACTGTTGTTGCATTTGGTAAGTTTGTAGCTTTACCACTAGAAACTGTTGAATAATCACTGGTTGAAAAATCATAAACTGCACTTGCTGTTTCTCTAAATTCACAAGATACTAAAGGTGTAGGTGCTTCTTGCCCTTGATTCATAGAAAAAGACCAACCTGCTACTTCAAAAGTTTTATTAGAAAAACCTAGTCTTGTATTTGTTATTTGTACTGTATCACCAATATCAAGTTCAAAAGCATCTAAATTAAAATCTGCAACAAAACTTATTTGTTGTCTTGCTTTTAATAATTGTATTTTTGCAAGTCTTTGTACTGTATGTGAAGATGTAGTCATTGGAAAATTAAACTCACCGAATATTCTTTCTGAATTATCTTCTGTTTCAAAAGTTGAGTTTGTTAATACTGGATAATCTTGTGGTTGATAATTATTATCTGGTTCAGAATAAATACCTTTTACTGCATTAAATAATTCTTTTTTGGATATTCTTGTATTAAGAGTAATACCAGTTCTTAAATCGTTTTCATCTAAAGTAACTGATGGTGTTTCATAAATTGCTGGTCTAATTTTAAATTGACCATTTGAATATATTAAATGACCTGCAACAGTTGATAACATATTTTGTAAAATAGATTTTGGTGATTTATCTAAAGTGAAAGTACCATTCATTGTAAATCTATCTTCTGTTCCTGATGGATTTGCTATAGTAACATCTTCAT